CGTGATGACGTCCACCGGCTCGATCTCCGCGCCGTTGATCTTCGTGATATTGCCGAGGTGTTTCATCTTCTCCCCTCGCATTCTCCAAACATCTCGCGGAACGTCATCCCCGTCAAATCTTCCAGTGCCAGCAGAAGCCGCACGGTTGTATCGCGGTCGCCGCGCGTCCACGCTGACACCGTAAACTGCGACGTGCCGAGGGATTGCGCCAGCGTGGTCTGATTGTAGTTCTCTGTCTCAAGGCACTCCTTGAGTTTCGGATAAACGCAGAATTCAAATGGTGTTTTCGGTCTCATGATCTTGCTCATGCGCGCACCTCCCCGAAAGCCTCTTCAAACGTCAGCCCCGTCACCGCGAGGATCGCCTTGATAACGCCGATGCTGAATTCGTTCTTCCCCGTGATCCATCGCCACGTGCAAAGCGGCGATACGCCGAGCTTTTTACTCAACTCCGGCGGCGTCATCCCCGATGCCTGCAAAGCGTCCTTGAGCTGCGGATATACGACCGTCTTAAATGCCACCGGCTTCATCATTCCGCACCTCCCGTCTCGCCGAGCAGCGTCCCGACGGTCACGCCCAGCGCCTCGGCGATGTACTGATAGGTCAGCAGAAAGCTCATGCACTTGCCGGTCTCAAGGTTTCGAATACTGTTGCGCGATACGCCCGATTTTTCCGCCAGCTTCTTCACGCCAAGCCCGCGCAGCGTCCTCCATTTGCGGATGTTCGCACCGACTTCCTCGGGCGAAAGCATCCCTCTCTTCGACGGCGGCGATTCCGCCAGAATATCGCTTGCCGAAACGCCGAGTGCCTCGCTGATCTTGTACAGCGTCGGCAGCTTCGGGTAATGCTCGCCCTTTTCCAGCTTTCCGATATGCCCCTGCCCGCATTCCACCATTTCGCCCAGTCGGAACTGGCTGATGCGGCGCACCTCGCGAACGTTTTTGAGCCGTTCGCCCAGCTCTTTTTCAGTCAACATCTTTTCTTGCTCCCCTTATTTCCGTAATCCCTGCATGCGCCGCGTCTTGAATTTGCGCGCGCCCAGATAATCGTCTTTTTCCTGCAGCTGCCGCGCTTCTTCGGCTTTTGCCGCATAATAGCGGTCAATGTCCGCCTGATAGTGCGGACATTTGCTGTGGCAGCCCACGTGCCTCACAGGCGGCTTGCAACTGTGGCAATGCTCAAATACTTCCACGTCACACCTCGCGGATCGTGATGCCGTGCTTGTCCTGCATCAGCTTCTTTTTCAGCTCGTAGGCCTGCGTGTGCATCCCTTTCGCGTCCTCGACCTCGCGCAGCCAGTGCACAACGCCCGCGATATCAGGCTCTGTCGCCCGCTCATAAGTAAAATCCGCACGATAAACCATCGGCTTGATTCGCTCGCCCTCAATGGTCGTATAGCCCTCCACAAGCGTGAAATTCGCTTGCAGCCGCAGATTGCGTATCTTGCCCATCGCGCGCAGCACTTTCAGCTCTTGGAAACGCGCCGCCTCGCGCTCGGAATCAAACTTGATGCCGTCCCTCACGACCTTTCGATTCCCGTACTTGCTCTTCTTCAGCTTCTGCTCCCCCACCAGTTTATCAAGCACCTGCTTCTGCGCCTGCGGCCCGAGCCGCGCGAGGTCAGCCGACGTCAGTGCCATCGTTCGCCTCCCGTAAATCGCCCCGTAACGCGTTCTGAGCGCATTTATCGTTAGTGGGTGTAATTTCGCGTCTTTCGTCTTTCGAACGCTCCTGCGCGTTCTCAGCGGCATTTCCGGTGCTTTCCCGCTTGTCATCCGCCGGGTCGTTGCGCAAGCCGACGCCAATGATGTACGATCCATCGTCTCTTCTGGCGTGCACTTCGTACTGCCGGTATGTCTCGCGCACGTCGAACTTCGGCAGTGTCAGGCGCATCCCGATCGGCAGGCCCGTGTCCTCGTCGATCACGTCCTCGCCGTATGTAAGCGCCACCTGCGCCAGCAGCGCATCCGCCGCCATGCTGATCTCAGTCACGCCCTCGGCGCGGCGTGAGAGCTGCGCGTTCAGCTTCATCAGCTCGCCGACTTTTTTCTGATATCTGCCGAGCTCATGCTCAAGATTCTTGACTTTGTCTCTGTTTCTTTCGCTCATAGCTTTTCCGTCCTTTCGTAGTGCAGCGTCAGCGCCCGCGCAATGGGGCAGCGCCGCCATTCTTCGCTGGCGCAGTAGCGCCGCGTATATTCGTCCAGTTCTTCCTTCGGCAGCACGATCTTCGCGCCCTCGCAGTTGAGATATTCGCGGTAGTCCCGCGAATAATACGGGCACTTGAAAATGCCCCCGCGATACCCGCTCACGGTGCACCCTCCAACACTGCCTTGACGTACCGCAGCCGCTTATTTGCTTTAGCACGTCTCAGGTTGTCGCCCTTGAATGCAAGCGGCGTACACATTTCGAGAACGCGGTCATAAATGCGCTGATACGTCATGTCTTTCGGCTTGCAAAGCTCGTCCATCGTCAGGTTCGTCGTAACGATCAGCGGCTTTTTGGCCTTGTATCGCTCGTCAATGACCGTGTAGACGGTTTCCAGCGCATATTCACTGCTGCGCTCTGCGCCAAGATCGTCGATGACTAACAGCGGGTAGTAATGCACCTGCTCGATGATCTCCTGCTTGTCGTACCCTGCGTTGAGAATGCGTGGGAAGCTCGTGATCATCGCTGGAACACCTCGGTCGATCAGCTCATTGGCGATGCACGCCGCCGCGTATGTCTTGCCGTTGCCTGTGTTGCCCCACAGCAGCAGGCCGTTATTCTCGCGCCGCATATCGTCCCATGCGTCGGCATAGCGCTTGCACTTGATGACCTCTTCACTCATCGTTGCCGTATCAAACCTGCACGCCGTCAGGCTCTTGTCGCGGATGCCATCAGTGCGCAATGTTTCGATACGCAAGCGCTTCTCGCGGTCAGCACGAGCTTTCTTCTCCGCCTCGTACTCCCGCGCCGCGCAAGCGCACTGACAGCCGACAAGGCGCACGTTGCCGCCGATGGGGATACGGCACTGCTTTGGCGTGTTGCAATGGCCGCAGTACAGCAGCCCGTCTTTCTCGTAGTCGACCGGATCGCGCACAGGCTCGGCCTTTTTCGCGATGCTGTCGATCAATGCGTCAACGTTCATAGGCTTCCCTCCATGCTGCCGTAGTCATAGACAAACGGCTTATTCTGCTCAGAATCGCGCTTTTCCCATGTTCTCACTGCGGCTTTCCAGTCTTTCATCGGGTTCTTCCCTACCATCCAACCTTTGGAGGCATAGAAGTCAAGAAACCGCTGAGGGTCTACGTTTGAGCCGCGTTCTCGAACATACGCCGAAACATCGTCCAAAGTGGGGGGCGTAAAGCGCTTCGCGCGCGTCTCTCCCTTGCTATCGTTAGATAGCTGGATATTGGTTTCGGTATCGGTATTGGTTTCGGTATTGCCATTTTTGCCATTGGCATTAGTGGCTTTGCTATCTTTGCCATTAGCAGAAATGCGTTTGCCATTTTGCCATCTTGCGGCAGCACCGGCCTTACCGGCTTCGCTCCTCGTCATCGAAATATCTTCGTAGCTTGCCTTAAAGCGGTCTTCCTGCGCCATCATGCGCTTGACATAGAATCTCTCATTGCCACAGAGCGCTATCTGCTCTCCCGTCATGCTGTAAACCAGCAATGCCCGCGTTAGCCGACCGAACTCTGCATCGTTGAGCGCATCCATCTCCTCTAAGTAATCATAGGGGAGTGCTGCATAGTTTCTTGCCATCCGATCACCGCCTTAAAACGGCAATTCGCCGTCATCCTCGACGACCTCCGCAAAGCCGCCTGCCGTGTCCTCTGCGGCATCTTTCGTCGTGGTGCTGTTACCGCCCCTGCTGTCAGCGAAATAAACGCTGTCGGCCTGTACTTCGGCGCTGCGGCGCTTGTTGCCGTTCTTGTCCGTCCAGTCGCGCATCTGCAAGCGCCCCTCGACGACGATCATGCGCCCCTTGTCGGCGTAATTGCAGAGCACTTCCGCCGTGCCGCGCCATGCAACGCAGTCGATCCAGTCCGTCCCGGCATCCTTGCCGTTGCGGTCAACGGCAAGGGGGAAGCTCACAACGGATACGCCGCTGTTCGTCTTTTTGAGTTCCAGCTCGCGCCCGATGCGGCCCATCAGGCAGATTCGGTTCAGGCTCACTGCTCATCACCGTCGCTTTCGATGACCTCGCCCGTCGTCTCGTCGACGGTATAATCGGCGTCGATGGCTTCCTCTTCCTGCTCGTCTGCGGCAATCACGTCCGCAAGCTGTTTGCCCGCGTCGCGCGTCTGGTAGTCGATGGACATAACGCCCCACTTGCCGATCAGGATGCGGTATACAGTCTTGCGGGCCATAGCATCCCAATCGTCGCGCCAGCCCTTCCCCTGATATTCACCCTTGCGGAATTTCTTCTCATGGGCGGTGATGGCCTTGACGCTCATATAAACGGTCTTCTCAGCGCCGTTGATGAGCCGGTAATATCCGACGTAGCCGATGACCGGAAGCGCCTCACGCGCGTCTTCATCCTCGACAAAATCAATATCGACCTCTTCGGTCAGTCGGTTGTAGCGCTTCAATTCGCCCTCGCGCACATCCACGACGTTGATGGTCTTGTATGCGCCCGTACGAAGCGCGAGCTGATGCATACCTTTCCACCCGAGAATGAATGTCGCCTCCATCTTTTTCGTGCCGAGGTCTTTCTTGTAATTCTTGAATGGCACGATGTATGCGTAGCCTAAACTCTGGTCGATAGGGAGGTCGAACATTGCCGCTTTCAGCGCGGATTGAATGACCGTCATCGGGGATTCGTAAAAGGCCTGCTGCAAGTTCTTGTCCGCGTTAACCATCGAAACGACGGACGAAATAAACTGCGGTGCGCGCTTGCCAAGCAGCTCGTCAAAGCGCTTGCGCATCCCATCGCGGTCGAGCATATCGTTGAGCAGCGCCATGACCGACGCCTGTTTCTGCTGCGGTGCTTTCTGCATCGCCTGCGCGTTCTGAATAAGTCCTTCCTTCATCTTTCTTTGTCCTCCTTCACCGCAAATTTGCGGAATGTCGTCGTTTTGTAGTACCCGCTCAGATCCATATCGGGGTGGTCCTTTGCAAACGCCCTCGCGTCGAACGTTTGGCGGCTTTGCCCCTTCCAGTCGACCGTGAAGCGCCCGCAGTAGCCGCGCTCGTTGTCGCCGAGGTCTTTCATCAGCGTCTGCTTGATGGCGTCTGCGTCCTTCTCGATGGCCTTCTTGCGGCTCATCAAGTACTGGTACTGCTCAACAAGGCTCTCGCGCCCGAACAGCTCCACGTCGCCGCCGCCGCCCTCGTAGATGGTTTCCAGCGCCTCGGTCGTGCTCGCGTCGCCGTCCATCGGCGGCGGGCTGTCCGTCTCCACGTAGTCGCGCCAGAAGTCCGCAGCGCAGCGTTTCAGCGCTTCAATTTCCTCGGGGCTGACATATACGCTGCTCTCGCACCATTCCGGCACGTCGTCGTCGGGGACGGTCGTGATCTGGTAGCAATAGAAGCCCTTGCCCAGCACCAGCGCCGCCAGATACCAGCGCTGCCAGCCCGTTACAGCGAGATACGTCACGCACTGTGCGTAATAGCTCGCGGGGAATTCGCCGCCCGCGTAGCGTTTCATGTTCAGCGCGTTCGCGGTCTTGCATTCAAGGCCCGCGTCGCGCCCGATGACCCTGCGGTCGATGTTTGCGTGCAGGCACGGGCAGCTTCCGTTGCGCAGGATGTAATTCATCCGGCGCACCGGCAGGCGGCTCGCTTCTTCAAAGCGGCTCGCGACGTACTGCTCGAAATCGCGCCCCTGCCGCATCGCCTCGTTCTCCGGTTCTTCGCCGAGCCTGCCGGTCTTCTCCGCCCACACGACCCACGGCGAGCGGTATTTGTTCAGCCCCAGCACCGCGCCCATGTCGCTGCCGCCGAGGCTCTTCCTGCGCTCTTTAAGCCACTCCTCGCGGCTCATCCCGAGCGTCGATATCTTCTGCATTTTCATCTTTCGTTACCTCGATGTCCTCTGCCCCGCAAAAGGGGCAGCATAGTATCGTCTGCGTCTCCACGCCGCGCTCCCCGTCAAGGTTCTCGCGCCTGCGCAGGACGTTGGGCTCGTCAAAGGTCAGCCCGCACCATTCGCAGCGGCACATCACATCATCACCGAGACCGCGATGAGCACCGCCGCCAGCAGCAGGCAGATACCGGCAAAGAGCATCGATTCATCGGCCTTGCGCTGCTCGCGCGTGCGTCTGTCGTGCTTCCTCACAAATTCACCCCCAACACAGTACAAAGCGCGTCTTTCGCAAAAAATGTGTCCAACTTCATCTGCCCAGATTCCAAGCGCGAAATCATCGGTTGAGAAGCCCCTATGGCTTCCGCCAACGCACGTTGGCTGTATCCGTGGTCCAAACGCCTTTTTTTAATCCATTGCTGCTTCTCGGCGATGCTGTCCTTATTCGCTTCGCGGTAAGCCCGCTGATACTCTGCGATGCTGTCCTTATTCGCTTCGTAGTAAGCCCGCTGCTTCTCGGCGATGCTGTCCTTATTCGCTTCGTAGTAAGCCCGCTGATACTCGGCGATGCTGTCCTTATTCGCTTCGCGGTAAGCCCGCTGCTTCTCGGCGATGCTGTCCTTATTCGCTTCGCGGTAAGCCCGCTGATACTCGGCGATGCTGTCCTTATTCGCTTCGTGGTAAGCCCGCTGATACTCTGCGATGCTGTCCTTATTCGCTTCGCGGTAAGCCCGCTGCTTCTCGGCGATGCTGTCCTTATTCGCTTCGTAGTAAGCCCGCTGATACTCGGCGATGCGGCGTTTCTCGATGGGCTTCAATGCGGCCTTAATGCTGGCATCTATCTCGCGTGATGCTGCAATTTCTTCATTTGTCCACTGGAAGTTTTGCTCGATCTCTTCATCAGCCCGCCGCATTTCTTCCAGTTCTTCCGGCGAGAATTTCATCGCTTGCCCTCCAAAACGTCAATCAGGCGGGAGAACAGGCATCCCAGCGCCACCGCGCCGACCACGGCGAGAAATGTTGTAAAGTCCATCTTTCGTATCGGGCTTGTCCACCGCCGCCTTTCGGCGGCGTCAGCCCTTCGCCTCCTTCTTTTCTTCGTCTTCATCCTTTCTGGATATCGTGACGTCGGCGGTGTAGCCGCGCCGCGCAAGCGCTTCCTCCACGAGGAACTTCAAAGCCTTTTCAAAACAATCCATGGTTCATGCCTCCTCAGTTAAAGATATGCAAGCAGGGCTTGCCCTTCTCCCGCAGATGTGCTATACTGTCCGCAGGAACATTTTCGTGATGGTTTGATGTTCTGCCCCCGTCAGGTTGCCGCCTGACGGGGATTTTTTATGCACCGATCAACTTTGTCCGCAGCAGCGAGTTCTTGATCGTCTGATAGTCCATGCCAACTTCCAGCAGAACCGAAATGCGATTCTCCATCTTCGACACTGCCGTCAGCTCGTCCGAACTCATATAATCGCTTGCCGTTGCAGCCTTGTCCGCGCCGCGCTCCTTGCGAAGCTGCCGCGCCGTTTTACCGAGCGCCGCCATATACGCGAGGTCGGTGTACTGGTTGTACTTAAACTGCTTGTGCGGGCTGTCCGGCAGCGCCTTGATGGCGTCCGTCATGCTGGTACGCAACGGCTTGCGCTCAGCTTTGATTGCCTTAATGTTCATCAGCTCCTTGCGCATGGCGAAGAACTGGCGAACGAGTTCTTTTTTGAACTCAATGACGACCGGCGTGTTTCGCAGGAACGTAAGCAAAAGCGTCGCCTGCTGCTCATTCAGCTTGTAATTTTTCGTGTACTTCGTTCCTCGCGCACCGGCCTTGTTCACTGCGTCGATTTCAAATCGAAGCAGTCCGAACTCTTTGAAGTCCTTTTCATGCTGCTGGATCAGCCTCGTTACCGTGTGATGCTGAACGCCCGCGCACTCTGCGATGATCTCAGATGTCGTGAACGGCTCTTCGGTGTTTGGGGTCAGATAAACTAAGTCTCTCATTCGTTCTCCTTCAGCAAATCGTCCACCGTGCATCCGTACAGCTGCGCAACTGCTACAAGCCGCTTTGCTGTCGGTGTCATCTTCCCTGTTTCCCACATATACACCGCCGCGTCGGACACGCCCAGCGCGCGCACAACGTCTCTGACAGTCAACCCAGCCGCAAGCCGCGCCTTTCGAAAGTTCATTTGCTCACCTCCTTGAGTGCTCATAAAGTTAGCTGTCAAGTAGGACAGCTAACTTTTTCTGTGAGCGTATCACAGAAAAATCGTGCTCCTTTCGCTGCTTTGTCTTTTTAAGACAATTAAATAGCAAAAAAAACAGCGTCTACCTCACCAGCAGTCATGTGATACCGCTTTTTAATTGCCGCAATTTCATTCTGCCGGAACGATGTGCCATTCCCATTGATTTTCATGTTGAGATTGGAAAGCGAAATCCCCAGCGCTTCGGCAAGTTTCTGCTGTGTGTCTCCATTTTTGACGAGAAAAGACTTGAATAAATCTTTGTCCACATTCTATGCCTCCTTTCCTGTTTTGTCTTTTTAGGACAATTTAATAATATCACAGTTTTTTGTCTTGTCAAGAAAAAGTTTATTGATTTTTGAAAAATGTTTGATTATAATTAAGACAATCTTTACGAGTGAGGTTCGGATATGGCAACTACAGGAGAGCGCATTCGCGATGCAAGAAAGGCTCACGGAATGACGCAGAAAGACCTTGCTGATAAGGTCGGTGTAAAATTCTCCGCTATCCATAAATACGAAAATGGATTGATCGTAAATCTAAAGCGAGATACAATCTCGGCGCTGGCAAAGGCCCTCGAAGTATCTCCGGCATGGCTGATGTGCATTGACGATGAAGCAGAGGAAACCTTGCGAAAAGCTGCAAAAGAAAAAGTGAACAGCGACCGCTTTTTTGAAAAGCCTCTTAATGAGCAGGACTTCTTACTTTCTGTTTCCGAGGATGAGATGCAGCTCCTACGGTGCTATAGACGCGCGTCGCTCGATGATCGAGCTCTTGTTGAGCTTGCCTTGCGAAAATACCGCGAAAACCCCGAGCAGTCCGGTCGGTCAGCAGGATAATACATGTTGATTTCAGAAAAGAGCAACTATAGGGAAAAGGACGGAGAAGGGGGGATTTATTTGAATGCCTTGTTGGGGATAATGTCAGTCCTCGGAGTTTGTGCTTTTTGGCAAATATATATCGCTCACGGGAAAGTGAAAATCTTAATGGCTGCTCAAGGAATTCAGAAACAAGTTCGGGAAATTCAAGGAATTAACTCCGGAGACGTATTGTACTGGGCAAATACTGCAATATACCCGCAATTCTCGTTCAGTCAAAACGCCACAAAAAACATCGAAGTAATTCTTTACGATTATAAAAAGTCATGGAGAGACAACTTCTTAAGAAAAGAGTTTGACGTTTGGAATGACCATGTTGATAGCATGAACACCTATGACTTTTTCGTTGCTACATTTTATGAGTATTTAGCCCCTATTTGTGATGGTTCTGTGCCCCTTTTTCTCGATAAGAGAAGTACCTATCTTGATTTGAATGACGACCGTCCCAGCATTGATCTTTTTGATGGGCCGCTCGGAGGCGACCATTCGCCCAATGAGTTATGTATCGATCTATATAAACTGTATCTTGCATTTTACAGGATAGCAGCAAATAAGAATTTGATTCAAGGCTACCGTGAGCCAAACATCGTTAAACGAATAAAGGATTTAGAGCAGCACGCAGCGAAAAAAATATCTGATTAAAAAGCTCCTCGCCGCATCCGCGGATGCCGACGTGCTGATCAACCCGACGAGCAATCAGACCGTCGTCTGTCAGGGCCGCGTCATCACGTCCAAGCGCTACCCCCTGCCAACGAATATATAATGCCCCCATCGTATAAGAAAGGAGTATCATCATGCTGTCATCCGAACTGGCGAGCAAAATCATCACCGAGCCGAGCGACGAAGCGCGGGACGCTATGGTGATGGCGCTCAGTGAAAATGATGCGAAAGAGCTGGCAATATTTCTGCTTCAATTCATTGGAAGGGGGAAGCGGCCATGAAGCGTGCGGCGCTCTATATCCGCGTGTCGACCGAAGAGCAGGCGCGGCACGGCCTGTCCCTCGCCGACCAGCGCGCCGCTCTGGAAGCATACGCAAAGGCGCACTGCCTGTCCGTCGTCGGCGTTTACGAGGACGCGGGCATATCCGCGCGCAAGCCCTACAAAAAGCGCCCCGCTCTGCTGCGTTTGCTTGCAGATGTCGAGGCGCAAAAGGTTGATATCGTTCTCTTTATCAAGCTCGAGCGCTGGTTCCGCAATGTCGGGAACTACTATGCGGTGCAGGAAGTCCTTGACCGGCACAACGTCGTCTGGCAGGCCACCGAAGAGGACTACGAGACGCAGACCGCCGCAGGGCGCTTAAAGGTGAATATCATGCTTTCTGTCGCGCAGGATGAAGCCGACCGCACCAGCGAACGCATCAAATTTGTATTCGAGGGAAAACGCGAGCGGAACGAACCCCTTTGCGGCAGCGTCCCTATCGGGTATCAGATCGAGGGGAAACAGATGGTGAAAGACCCGAACACCGAAGCCGCTGTTTCCGCCTTTTTCCGCAAATACCTCGCTTGCGGATCCGTCTTTCAGGCGCAGGACCATGTGCGTCTGGAATACGGCCTGCCGCTGGAATATCAGCGCGCAAGCGACATGCTGGATAAGCCAACCTATTACGGGCATTGCTTTGGGAAGGATGACTTCTGCCCCCCATACATCACAAAGCAGGAGTTTGACAAAATACAGTCGATGCGGAAGCGCGTCACGCGCCGCCCCATCAAAAACCGCGTCTATCTCTTCTCCGGCCTGATGCGCTGCGGGGAATGCGGCGGCAGTTTGGGCGGGCGCACCGAAACGACCGGCGGCGTCAAATTCTACAACTGCCCGATCCGATACAACAGGCACGGAGCCTGCGGGAACAATAAGAACATTAGCGAAAAAAAGGTCGAGCGGTACTTGCTCGACACAGTAGAAGCGAAAATGGAAGCCCTCAAATACGAGATCGCGAGGCTCAAGGAAAGTCAGGCGGAAAAAGACTACTCCGCCGAGATACGAACCCTGAAAGCCAAAACCTCAAAGCTCAAGGACTTGTACCTGAACGATCTTATTTCTCTGGATGAGTATAAGGCCGACCGGCAAACCATGCTGGAAAAGATTGCCGATCTCGAGAAGAAGCAGGAACCCGTGAAGATCCCCGACTGCTCGGCAATTGAAAAGGCCCTTGTCACCGGCTGGAAGCCCTTATACGAGGAGCTTTCGCCGGAAAAGCGGCGCGAGTTTTGGCGCATCATCATCCGTGAAATCCGCTTCTACCCCGACCGCCACATCGAATACGATCTGGCCACTTAATTTTTACCAAAAATATCTACACAATTCATCCTCACCGGTCGGTAAACACAAATAATGTAAATACTCCCTGCCGCCACAGCAGGGAGTATTTTATGCCGTTCACTTCATCGTCGCAAGCTTTCTGATGAGATCGTCGCCGTACTTGTACGCGGCCAGATAGTCGAGCGTCGCGTCGGCGAGCCCCGCGCGCTTTTGAAGCTGCGCGCGGTAGTCCGGCCCCGTCAGCTTGCCGTGGAATTCGATCTCCCACTTGCCCGCGTTCTCTCGGCCTGCCCAGTACGCAGGGCAGAGCTTAC